TCATTCTTCCGACTGAATAACACTGTTTCCTAAATCAAATAATCCACCAGCGGCTAATCCTGAAACAGCTCCGGCCCATGCGTAAATCGCTAAATCTTGTGGTGCTAGGGTCACTGCGTATAAAACACCTAACAAAATACCCGCAATCACATTGATCACGGGCAAGAGTTTGTAATCCTTCATTTGTGTTTTAATTAACCCTGTGACACCGACGACTAGTGGTGTAATAATACTTGCAGCAGCTAAGATTTCTGTCATTTTATTTTCTCCCCTTTCCAATTTGTTTAAAAATAGATCTGATTTGTTCTTCAATAATTGAAAGCCGATTGCCATAGTCAATCTGACTTTTTTCTACCCGAATGATCGTCTTTTCTAATTTTCCTAACGTGTGATCAAGTTTCGTGAACATCGCATAAAATTTCGCCACACCTACGATCAATGTGCCGCCGAGTGTTATGATCGCTATCCACTCCCCGATAGTAATTCCTTCCATAAGTCACCGCCTATTCTACTTCTCTCAGTAGTTTTTTTAATTGTTTTTCAGAAATTGCTAACGGCACAAACATTCGGACTTGTTCGGCAGTGAAAAAACCTTGGCGATACATTCGTTCAATTTGTTCATAACTAAACATCTTGGAGCGCCTCCTTTACTTCGGCCAACTGATTGGCAAGTTGGATATCATTCATCATGAGTGTGGCATTCAGTTGTCCCATCTGTTGAATCTGTTCACCTTTACATTCATCTTGCTTTTTTAATTCTTCATACAAACATTCAAGATTTTCCAATTTTTCACGAAGTGTTGCGTTTTCTAATTCTTGCCAACGGTTTTCTGTCGGAATAAAAAACTGATCTGCTAATTCAATTCCTTTTAATGGTGGGACATCTGTATACGGAACAGATATCACACTATCGTCCAAGACTTTCCCAACATACTTCCCGCCTGTTCGTCCATACTGCCAAATTGATTTCATATTTTCCTCCTTTTATGTTACCAAAACTTCTTTGATATACACTTGATCAACACCCCAATTATTCACTGAAGCAGTGGTAAAATTAGTTTCTGTCACAAGCGTGACATGTTCTCCAGCATTAAACTTTCTTACACAAAACCAGCCAACATCATTGCGCCAATTCAATGAACCAGCGATACCAGCTACACGCCAGTCGCTCGCTCCGTTTACACGCATCCCAAGATAAGCATGGTAACTGTCATCGTTCGTTTGACAGGTAAATTTACCGACAAATTGGAGCGCACAGTTTTTTAGAATCGTTAAAGTTTTATTATCTTCAGATAGTGTAAATAAATCATTCGTTTTTGATCGCTCATTATCATAAGCATACGGATTACCCCAATTTAAAACAGTGCCATTCGAAACAGGTACTCCTACTAATCTTCCACCAATTAAGGATATTCCAAACTTTTCAGTTGATATACGTTCACCTTCAATATAAGGATGGTCACAAAAATCCTTTGTTCCTTCAATAGACTGTGGCTCTGTCAGACTTACTTTGTCGTTCAATCTTTTTTCAGTGTACTCAGGTGTAACATCCCAGCTATAGTCGTATAGATTATTACTGTCTTTCAAACCTTCACCAAAGTACTTGTAGAATGCGATTGGTGGTGTTGCCGTATCTCCTTTTTCTATTTTTATCCAATCAATTCTGACAGCCCCTGTTGTTCCAGAAGGCATCTGATATATCCTTAGGTTACTTGGTGAGGCACTACCTGTTAGGTTATCCGCTGTTGGTGTAAAAGTAATTCTCCAAGTATCTGCTACGCCCTCTACTGGTAACATATCATCTATCCTACATCTACTCTCTTGACCTGTAATGTATACTCTAAATGATTGTGTGGTAGGTTTCGTACCTTTCAATGTTAACGTATAGGGTTGTCCTACAATAAAGTTTTCTGTCATATCCTTAGCGTAAAAAAGCCAAGCATTAGATGAGTATGGGAAGGGTTGTTCCTTATTACCCAAATTAGCATTCAATGGTACTTTTGAAATCTGATAAGGTGCAATTAATAGATTAGGTTGATGCGGTGTAGCATCTGCACCTTCTTCTATTTTTAGCTTTCTTATTTTAAGTGTTCCTGTTGGGATTGTCGTGTTACTTACCGTTTGCCAAGTAAAATATAATACTTTAGGCTCACGGCCTTGATAATCTATAGTCGAAGTCCCTTTCACCGTAACCCATGTATTTCTAGGCACATCACGTGGTAATCGTGAAGTTTGTATAAGAACTTGTCCACCATCTGTATAAGCATAGTTAGCAAAAACTTGTGTAACATCCCCTGTATAATCAGCCCCCACATACATTTCGCAACTCATCGTATACTGTGTTTTATCCTTTAAGTACACACTTGTTTCCGGGTTAGTATTCCATTTGACTAATCTTCCACTACCGTCCATTACAACGGTATATTCACCGTTTTCATATGTTACCGCACCACCGTCTCCCCATTTAAATGTATCTGAGTCAGTCATAGCTAGGTTAGGATTCCCTGAATAGTCGAAATTACCAAAATCAATGCTGTTTGAGTACATCCGTTTTAGATTACCTAGCTCGTTGATTTGTTGCTCAGTTTGATTAATTTTTTCATCCAGCATTTTTACTTTTTCTTCCAAACTAACCGATTGGTCATTTGCTCGAGCAAATAGTTTTTCAATCTCCTGTTTGGTTGAATCCGTCAATTCTTCGACTTGCTGGGCAAACCAATTAAACCCATTGAAGTAATAGGCATCAATTTCATTTGTCGTTTCTTCCAAAGGACTACGATGGATCCTGAACCTAAATCGTCCAGCAGTATCAAGGGACTGTTGATTTGGAAAGTTTACATAAACAGAACCCTCTACAACTCCCTGATACCCTAAAATATTCTCTTCTAATACAACATGCACATGACCATTGACCGGATCATCTACCACAGCTAAATAATCATGTCTCGCTAGCCCATCCTCGGCCGTCTCCAAAGGAAACGTTAATCGAATTGGAATAAGTGTTCCTTTCGGGATAGAAAAAGCTACTCCTTCATTTTTTAAAAAGAACTCGATTTTTGCCGTTCCGCGGTCATGAGAGTAAAAAGTGGTCCCGTTGTCAATGATAGCTTGTTGGACCGTATCAATAACAATGGGTTTGTTTGCCACCTTAAAAAACTGATTTTCTTCCATTTACAACACCGTCCCTTTAGTTACAATCAGTCCGACACCTGCAGTTTGAGTCGCTGTACTAGCAAAACCAGAAGGCGTGGTTCCTCGTAAAGTCGCTGAGTCACAACGAAAACCTACGGTATTTCCAGAACCCGAAATATCTCCCACGTTAATTTCTGCCATAAGTCGTGAATGAATCGCAAGCGCTTGGTTCACAAAAGTAGTTCGTCCATAAACATTCATCTTCGAGGCCCCGCCACAGTAAAGCGCATTATAAGATGCTTGTTGGGTAGACTCCCCAAATTTACAAGAAGCGATCGCCATATAACCGCCTTGCTCATTCATGATCCCATATCTTCTGCCTTGGAAAATAGGAGCATTCGCAGTATCCACTATTTGAATACCTAAAATTTGAAAATAGCCACTACAGAAGAAAAAGCCAATACTTCTGACTTTTACAGGCAAATCACGAGTAGCTGGAGCTAACGTTTCTTGACTTTGAATGGTGCGAATAACCAATGTACTCCCCTGAATATTCGCTAATCGGACATCTTCTAAATACACCCCGTCTTCTACCCAGATAGTAATCGAAGAAAGATTTAAAAGTGGAATCATATTGACGGCCATTTGGATGGTTTGAAAAGGCCGTTCCTCTGATCCAACTCCTGTCCGATCATCCCCTCGTGTAGCAGAAACGTAGATGTTTAATGTTGCTGCACTAGGTGAAAACAGTTGTTGAATGACTTCGTTAATCTGTTCGACTGAAGCCCCTTGATTGGCTAATTGAAGTTTTAGCTCACGTATTCGCCTAGCAACACCTTGTTCTCCGCTTAATAATCGATCGTTTAATGTTGGGTGAGCAGTTCCCTCATGATCCACTCGTGCATCTACCACTTCAGTTGGTGAATTTCCTCCGACACTAAGGACCAGATTAGAAATTCGTTGGTTGGTGGCACGCTGTTGGGTATGGATTGAGTCGACTTCTTGTTTTGTTTCACGGACATTATGGTTAAATAGTTTCTTCCATTCACTTGAAATCCGATTACTGACTAATTCTTTTAAATTCATTACACCACTCCTTTCTGTCGTAATTGAACCAATAGTTTCGTCATTGTTTTTTTAGTGTTCGAGAGAACCACTTCAGGTGGTTTGTTCGGTACTAAGGGAAATGTTTTAAGCCCCACTACTTGAATATACGTAGAAATTCCCATCGGCTCATAAATAAAGGGAACGTGATCGCCTTTTTGTATTGGCGTCTTCCACTTCAACTTAACGACACCTGAAATATTCGGTGTATCTTGTAGGTCATTTCTTAAGCGTTCCATCATACTTTCCTGATGATGATAGCGTTCATCTCGAACAGGATCTTGAATTCGAATCCCCCATTTTACCGATTCTTGACTGGTAAGTGTGACTGGTGGGAAAACATAATCACTCTCCCGAGGATTATCTGTTTCCACACCTTCTTTCAATGCGCCAAATCCACGAATCTGGGTTTTTAAGTTGTACGTGTCGATATCGAATGTCACTTCATCCGTATTATGCTTAAATCGAATCGGCTCATGGACTTTTTTTCCAAACGCATCTGCAGACATAAAGCGTAAATGTTTATTGTCTGGAACAACAACTAAACGAAAGTCCTGTAGTACTTCATTGATCAACTGTAAATAATTCGCATCTCCAAAGTTTTCCTTGTCAGTTGCTGGAAACCCACCGCTTAACTGCCAAGTAAAACCACGAGCACCTGTTCCTAGTATGTGCATCAAGAGTTGCATCGGGGTTCGCCGACCGGTAATTTTATTGTATTGATATCCGTCTTGAATCGTGTAATAGACATGTGTGGCCACTACTCTTTTATATACCGCTTCTCCAACTGCCGACTCTTGCATTTCTTTGATGACAAATTGTTGACCTTGAAAGATGACAGAAGACTCGTAAGTCACCAAATCATACACAACACGGTTTCGAATTGTTTTTCGAATAACAAAACCGACTTCCCACGTTTCGTTCATTTGCCAGTTTTCATAAAAAGACCCCTGATCGTAATCGGTCAGGAGTTCTTCTTGTGTTTCTTCATAATTTCGAATCGTTAACATTGGTTCACCTACTTATAAAGAAATCGGAAATCCCATTCGGATTTCACACGACTGATATTTTGTAATTCCATGTGATTTTCGCCAGGTGCCAATGTGATCACTCCATGGTTCGTATCAATGCCGCAAGAGACCCCATTTTTACGTGGATAGACACTTTCTAGCACTAAAGATTCTCCGTAGCGACGATGCAGTGGCGGGTAATAAATAAAACGATCACCGGTGGTTCGATTGAACAAGATAAACTCTCCATCTGATTCACCTTCGATTCGAATCGTTAAGTCATGTTCTCTGGGATCAATCGTAAAATCTCCCCCGTTGAAAATAGTAAACCGACTCGTTTCATGGGTATATTGATAATCTTCTGACGCTAGACCTTGCGAAAATTGCCAGTCCTCTTCTAAGTTAAAATTAGACTGAGTACTTGCGATTGATTCGGAGCTCCCAGGGAACACCGTGAAAGAAAGGGCGAACATTCCTTTTTGAGGCATGATTTTTTGTACTTCCCAGGGCTCCGGAACAACTCTAAATCGTTTCCCAGGTTCTCCAGAATAGCAAATGTAGTAAGGATCCTCTCTGTAAAATAAACTTCTCATCTCGTTAACGACCAGACGCCAATCGTACAGATTTCGCGAAGACAATCGGAAAACCAAGAAGAATGGAAAGCTGTCGTAGGCAAAGTTAACCAGGCGACTTCCATCACTTCCTGAAAATTGTTCAAATTGATACACAGGCTCAGGAGAACCCGGACCCACATCCGCAATCCGTATCCCTTCAAACAAAGCATTGAAATGGATAGTTCCTTCTTCACAGATTAAATAAATTTGTGTTTCTTCATGCAAAACCCACACCCCCTGTGTATTGTCTTTTATACATTTGTCTTCCTAGCGATTGGTCAAAAGTACTGGAAACCTTCTCTCCATCTAGGATTGAGTTCACCTTGATCGGACGACTATTCAGCACCCGTGCCAACTCAGCCATATCTATTGATGAAGATTGGTGGACAATCGTTTGACTGATTTTTTCGTTGGAAAGCTCTCTCCACATACGTGCAGAACCTAAAGCAACTTCTGGCGTGGTAATTTTCAACATGCCCGCCGACAAGTTATCTATCTCTTGATAAACAACTCCTGCATATTTTTCGATACCTGCGGCAATCCCCTCTGGAATCCACCGTCCGACCTCGTTCGCCATGACTTTCGAAGGACTATTTATATCCAACGCGCTTTTCATGGTGGCGGCAACCTGATTGGCAATTCTATTTGCGGTTGCCAATACAGATGCTGTACCGGCATTTAATCCAGCATTCAATCCAGCCATAGCATCTCGACCCACTCCATTTAGCTGGTTAGGCAATCCTGAAAAAGCAGATACAACCGCCGAGCTAGTTCTTGATGCAGTTGAAACAGGTTGACTTGCAGATGAATTCATTCCACTATTTAATGAACTAATTGCGTTGCGACCTGCCATTTGCATCTGATTTGGCAACTGATTGAAGGATTGTACAATCCTATTTGATATATTTCTGGAAGTTGCGACAACCCTGCTCGACTCTGCCATCATTCCAGAATTCAATCGGCTCATAATATCTCGACCGATCGATTGAAATTCACTTGGCGTATTAGTAAAGGTACGTATCAAGTTGCTATTCAAAGCTTTCACAGTAGCTAATTGTACTTGCGATCCACTTTGGAAACTCATATTCATAGAATTCATACTATTGGAAGCTACCATAGGAAGCGCACTCAACGCGTTAGCTACATTAGGAACAACTTGATTAAAACTTACTGTCATATTTTTGATACCAATGTCAGTTTGTTTTACCATTTGGTCAACCAACTTATTTACTTCCGCAACAACCACTGGTCTAGTGGCTGCGATTCCCGTTGCAAGACCTTCTCCCACTGCTTGTCCGTACTCAGCATAGTTACCTTGGTTCATATGGCTAGATAGTTCATTATTTGGAGTGTCTGCGACAGCTTTAGCACTTTGTTGCACAGCTTCTTGACTGCTATCAATCCCTTGTGCTACGCCTCGACCTACCTCTGTTCCACTTTCCTTAGTTTTTTCTGTAGTCATCTCAGCTTGAATAGTATTTTCTGGTATCATTCCTATAGCTTTAGCTGCTAACTCAACATCGGCATTAGATTGATTAATTCCTTCACTTAATCCTTTACCTGTTTCTTGACCAGTCGGAATATAACGATTTGCTTGTATGGTTTCCTGAAACATTGTTTCTGGAGTTTGCGCTACTTCTTTAGAAGCTTCTTCTACTGAAGTAATATTATCTAAAATTCCTTGCCCCAATTTTGTTGGTGGTGCTGCACCCATTGAGGCGTAGTCTGTTTGTTCTAGCTGAGACCCCATAACTCTCTCTGGCGTTTGAGCAACTTCCTTTGCTGCTTCCTCTACTTTGGGGGTTGCTTCTACCATCCCATCCCCAATTTCTTCGACAGGTTGACGTCCCCACTGTGCAAAGTCTCGCCCCTCTGTTCCTCTCCGTAAAGATGCCTCACTTTTTTCTGGAATTAATCCAAATTTTTCAGCAACAGTTTCCGTTTCTTCACCAACGATATTCCCCATACTCGCCATCGCTTGCTTCATCGTTGCATCCGCAGTCCCATTTAAATCACTAATGTGCTGTTGTGCTGTTTCTGGTAATTTACCTAATTCAAGATCTAAATTTTCAACAAACCACGCCGATTGTTCAGCTGACATTTTTGGTAGGTCCTCCATATGAAGACCCATTTGTTCCAGCAGTTTTTTTGTATGTTCTCCACCTAACTCCGCTAATGAACTAAGATTTAACCCCATCTCATCTACCATCTGTTGCTTTTGTAATGCACCTGCTGGACCTAATTTTTCAAGTTGCATAATAATGCCATCATCTACACCGGCCTTCGCCAAAATGGCAACATTGGTCGACCACGTTCTCATAGCTTCAGCATTTTTTTGTAGATTTTCCTTCATTTGATCCAAGCTGATTGCTTCTTGTTGTTCAATCTGCTTAAAAGCATTCCCTGATTCTTCTACCAGCTTTTTGTACATGCTATTCATAGATTCCAAGGCAGCTTGTTGTGCATCAGATAGAACATTCCATGAAGTAATCATCTGAGAATTAGCTTCTGAGACGGTCTCTGCGACTGCTCGTCTTTTCTCTTGCTCCTCCGTGTACAATTGATTTCGTTCGGATTGATTTTCAACAAGTAAATCTTGAAGTTCATTTTCCTTCTGGGATAGTCCTTCCAATGATTCTTTGACTTTTTTCTTTCCATCCACGCCAGATTCTGAGGCTTCTTGCTCCAATCTCATGCGTTCTTTGGCTACTTCAGTTAATGAGGATTCAATGTCTGCAGCTTCTTGATTCAACGTCTTTTGTCGTTCGGTTAGCCGATTGACTTCTTCCATTCCTTTAGAAGCTTCAATCCGTTTGTTTATTTCTTCTGTGGTTGCATTAAGCAGGCCTGTTTCTTCGTCGTAAGAGAGATTTAGACCAGTCACTGAATTATTCAGTTCATCAACTGTATCAGCCATCAATTTTTTATCCGCAGCCGATTTATCTTCAATTGCTGAAAGCCTTTGTAATTCAGCTGCTAGATCCTTGTTTCTTTCTGTATTCGACTCGATCACTTTCGCTTGTGACTCAAATTCTTTTGCACTGGACTGGGTTGACTTTCTGACATTATCTAGATCGTCTTTTAATCCATCTAATTCAGTGGCCAATTCTTTGGCTGCTTTTCGGTTATCATTCCAACTCTTAAACAAAATCGCACCTAAAGCTGCTGCCGCCCCCATGGCTAATCCAACTCCGCTTGTTGCCATTTTCAATGCAGCTGTCGCAATGGTCTTCGCTTTGATTGCTATCGTATGCAAATTAGTAGCAGCTGTTGACCCTGCAGTCATTGCTTTTGCTCGAGCCACCTCACTTAAATACGATTTCTCAGCTACGGTCATTGCTTTAGTAACTGCAGTAGCTGCTGTTTTAGCACCGGTTAAGGTTTTAATCGAGGCAATAAAACCACGAGTATACAATTCCGCTTTTTTTATGACCATGTAGCCTGCGATTGCAGTAGTCACACCGATAATCGCTGGCGCCAAGATTACCGATGATTCTTTAAGGTCGATCATGCCACCAACCATTGTATCGATTGCTGACACAACAGGTGGAATCACGCCAGCTACACTGTTTAACACACCCTCGAAAGTTTTCCCGAATCCTTGAACGTTTTCTTTCATTGAGCCAAAGCGAGTTTTGCCAAATGCCTCATCCATAGATTCGATAATGTTTGCTGTTCCTCGGCTTGTTGCAGTAGCCATATTGGCGAACGATCCTGTCCAAGTATCCCCAGCTTGTTGAGCCATTCCAGAAACCGATGTGAATTCATTCCCACCATCACGCATAGCCTGTTCAACCGTATCAAAAAACTCATTGGCACTAATTTCGCCAGCACGCAACGCATCACGAATGCTCTGCATACTCATACCAGTCGCATCTGCATAAATCTCCCAGGGATCTACTCCACGGCGAACCATACGATCCATTTGTGCCATGTTAACCGTTCCTGTTGCTCGCATCTGAATCATTGCATCCATCACGTTATCCATTGTTTCTGCAGCGCCATCACCATACATGGCAACTGCGTCACCCCAGATTTGATAACTTTTTGTCGATTGTTCTAATGAACCATTTTGCATCACTAAACGCTGCACGGTCTGAGCCGCACTATCGAGCATGTAATTGGTGCCTACAACCGCATCTCGAACGCCTTCCATCCCTGCAGCGGCTTCTTCTGAACTGCCAGTTAATCGAGTCATCGTATTTTCAAAGTTATTCAAAGTATCAATACGACCAAATGCACCATCTAATGAACCTTTAGCCATCGATAGTGCTGTAGTTGCTCCTTTTGTGATCAACATCGCTGCACTTAGTTTGCCCACAGAGCCTGTTAACAAATTGGCTTTTGGCTCTGGTTGAGAAAAGGAGGTACTCATTTTAGCACCAGACTTTTCTGCTTCATCACCTAATGATGCAAGATCCTTTTTCATCGCATCAACCGCATCACTGACAGTCTTCGCTCCGTCTTTGGAACCTGCTTCTAAACTAGTCGCGATGCTCTTTCCTGCCTTAGTTGCTGATAATTCAACAGGAGGAACCATCTGTGCAGAGGACTTTTCTATTGATCCAAGGGCGCTAGCTGCTTGCTTGGAACCTGCTTCAAACGAAGCACCGATGCTGTTACCTACCTTGGGTGACGTCGCTTCAATACTGGCTAACATGTTACTGCTTGATTTTCCGATACCATCTAATGCGCTCATCGCCTCTTTAGCACCAGATCCAAAAGACTCTCCCATAAGTAGACCTGATTTTGACAATTCCGAACTTGTAGTAGCTGTCATTGCGATAATACATCTCTCTAAGTTATCCACTGAATTGATTGCAATCTTAGAACCAGCTTCTAGATTTTCAGCAATACTATTACCAACTTTTGTAGCTGACAAATCGACTTGCGGTACCATTTGATTCACAGATTTCGTAATAGAATCTGTGGAAATTTCAGAATCCTTAGCAGCACTTAGAAAAGTTTCACTAATACTACGCCCCATTGTTGGTGCAGAAGATTCCACTGAAGAAACCAAGCTTGTGACTGATTTAACGACACTGTCATTGGCCTGATTGGCATCTTTGGCGCCAGAATCAAAGGATTCACCCAAGATACGTCCCGACTTAGCTAGTTCAGTGCTCGTTGTGGCGGTTAGATCCGCCACTCCTTTAGCCACGCTATCTGTTGCGGTATTAGCGGCCTTAGATCCCACTTCGAAGTTTTCGCTTAATGATTTCCCAGCTTTGACAGTAGCCGTATCAGTCGATCTTCCCAAATCAGTCATCGACTGTTCAACTGAATCCACTGCTTGATTAGCAACTTTCGCTCCTGTCTCAGTATTGGCACCCATATTATTACCAATTTTTTTTGTAATATCATCAGCATTTTTTCCTAACTGTCCAAAGTTTTTTTCAATTGAACTTATTACATTAGGAACCTGCTTGGCGTCGACATCAATCAGAATACTTATTTTGCCATCTTTAGTCATTATCTTCCTCCTCTCTATCCGTATTTAAGGCATAGTATCTTTGTAAATCTGTCATATCTCGCTTATATTCTTCTGAATCATTATTTCCTGGTTTCCAAGCTCGAATCTGCATAATTCGTTTAAGTGGAGTGTCTGAAGGCAGATTATGTAAAAGAGCTCTAAATTTGGACCAAGTCAGTATTCCCTGTTTATCAATTAAATCGATGTTATATGCTTGAATAAAAGAAGCGTAAATAGTCTCTGCATCCGCTGATATATCTATTAATTGTTCGTGCTCTTCCACAGAAAGTGGCTCTCCGTAAAAACTATATTTAATGAACGGTGGAACTTCTTTATGAATAAATTGGTCGTAAATAAATATCCATAGACTAAGTGCATCCTCAGATTGATAACAACCTTCTCCAATTAATAAATCTAGACATAGACAAGCTTTCTCATAATCAGTGAATATTGCCTCGTTTAACACATCAAAAGCATCTAATACAATATCAAATGACAAGTTAATCAAATACTCACGTTCTTTATAAAAAAAGGAAGTGACTTCTGGGTCATTTAACCTCATGTCACCACCTACTTTTTATTTGCTACTTTTTGCTTTTTCTTTTTCTGAAACTCTTTGGTTAACTTTTTTGCGGCAAGCTCTCTATCCTTTTGTCTTTTCTTTTCTTGTTGTTCGACTTTTTTACCAATAGCTTTGATAGTTGGTTCATAAGCACGTTCAAGTGCATCAAAATCTGGTACACACTCATATATTTTTTTAAATGTTCCTTTACCAAAGAAAAAATCATATTGATATTCAAGAGTCCCTTTAGCATGTTCTATGGCTGTTTCAACATTAGTTTCGTGGATAGAATCTTCTTTAAGTTTTTGTTCGTATATTTCGAATTCCTCATAGTTTTCTTCTACAATAATTCGTTTTAAATTTTCCAATGAGCTATCAAACCAGATTTCAACACGCTCACCAGTAATTGGATTTGTAAATCCTACTGGAAAGCCAGAGAGTTCAATATCGATATCAAGTGTTTGTTTCATAATTACCTCCATATAAAAAAGAGAAGGCTATAAAGCCTCCCCCAATATTTTAGTTAGTTCGTCTTTTTTAGCATTTGACGGGTATTCTATATTTTTACTATCAAGTGTTTGTTTTAATTCTGGCATAGTTAGCCCAGTAGCTTTCAGTTCTTCTGGCTCTGGGCTGTCTGCTTTGAATAAGGTTCCCATTTAGGTGTAGTATCATATAGAACAGTAAATTCAATATTACCAAATTCAGTAGCCCCTCCAGTTTTCGTTTGAGGACTTGATAAAGTTGCAATTCCTTCCCTTTTCTTTTTGGGATTATCTCGATCATCTGTTACTCGAAAACCAATTTTCCGATCATCTCCAAATAAACCAATCATTTCATCAATTAATTCGGATGCTTCATCACCCTCAAAGTATTCACCCGTAAAACTATAGCCTAGTCGATGAGAGGTGATCGTTTGCTCTGGTTCTCCCGACCCATCAAAGAAACCGTCTCCATCGTCAACTTCTTCTTGTGAGGCATCAGAGACACTCTTGATTTTTTTTAAACGAACCCAACCATCTTCAGTAATTTTTCCATCTTTCAATTTTTGAATTTCAAATCCAATTAGCGCAATTTTTTTTCGTTTCATAATATTCCTCCTATTTATCAAAATATAATGTTGCTTTGATTGCTAATCGATAATACAGAAATTTTTTGTCGTCATAACCTGTAAAAAAAGGTTCATCTACAATTGTTATTCCAACAAATTGATAACTATTGTTACTAGATGGAATATCTTCTTGTTCTTCTAGTAACTCACCTAGTTCAATCATTATCCGATCTGCATTTTCACATTTCGTTTTATAGACAAATTCATAATTTAGTTCTTTTTGTTTTGATCCATCCATAAAAGTTTCGACCGTTTTACCTCCAGGTAATGCGGTTAGACGCATCGACTCGTCTTTATCTAAAGAGTGAATACGGACTGGTACTGGTACTTGGTTCGATACTTCTAGCAACTGATCAATAAAATCCATTACCAATTCGCTCCCCTCTTGAATGCTTCTAACCAACTAGACATAAATATAGATTTTGCTTCTTTATCCCAATATGGACCAGTTCCCGGTGTAGTATAATCAGAAAATATTACCTGTGTTCCAAACTTATTTGTAAACCCTCCGTGATAATGAGCCAAAGCATATCGAGCATTCCAAGTAATTTTTTCTCCATTACTTTCAACAAAAGACTTATCTCTCAAATGTTGGCTCCTCATAGGAACAAATCTTTCATTCATATCTAAATGAGCTGTATTTGCCATTTCATGCCGTCCATTTTGTATAGATGAATGACTTAATTTTATTTTTGCTCGACTTAAATCAATTCTTACAGATGCTCCCATTAAACTACCTCCAATTCATAAGCGAATGGTTCAGGAGAATCAGCAAGCAACGGAACGATTTTTGTGATTGTGTATTGTTCGCCAAAGATTTCAACTTGATCTGCAACTGAAAACTCCGGTAATGGTCCAGTGTATTTTTTCACCATAGAGATCAATGCATTAGGCGTTTGTACTTTCCCATCAATATCCCTCGGCTCAAATTTGACTGTGTCATCAAAGCGGACATGCTCAATGGCTAAATCATCCTCAAAAATCGGCTCACTTCGTGGACCCATTCCGTTTTTCTTGCGATAGATCATCGCATGAGGGAAAAAACGTTTTGGTGGCATTCTCATCGGCTCACCCCACGATATAACAGTCCTGTGCCAGATAACTGCAGCATAGCGTCCCCAGAAAGCAGGGATACTTCGTTTGTCGATGACGAACCACCTTTGCTTTTAGAAACACTCATCCGACCAATGGACCAGCTGTCAGGCTCTTGCATGCCGAACGTTGTAGTGGCCTCAGCCTCATGCATGTACTCAATCTGATAAGCAACAGCCAACTTAAATGCATCGCGCCGCATCGGAATATCTGACTCGAGATCATTCCGATGATAAAAACGTCTTGTTTGAATGTCCAACAATGCACTGGCTCTCCTGAGAAGCTTCCGGAAATCTTTTTCGGTCAGTTCTGTTTCTTTGTCTACCAAGCGTTTATACTCTTTAAGAGACAAGTAGCCACATGGATCGATATTTTCCTGATCGTCAAAGATTTCGTTCAACGCCTTACGTCTTATTCGTTCCATGGTTTCACCTCCAAAAAAGAGAGTGGTTATTCACTCTCTTTTAACAGCTCAATTAATTCTGGTTTCTTGGCAGCAGATGAATACTCAATGCTAAGACGATCTAACTCAGCTCTAAGCTCATCAACTTTCATGTCATCGATGACTAATGATTTACCTTCTACCCCAGACTTCCCCGGTTCTTCCGGGGTCATGCTTTTGGGTCATCATAAGAGATATAGATTGCTGGACGTGCTTTCTTAAGTACTAAGCAATCGTAATAATCCAACCCTTTGATGGTGTCACGGTAACCGCCACGATCCTGGTCAGCAGGGACCAAATCAATCGTATTGTACTTCTCGATTGGCTTAGCAACGGTAATAGGCGTCATAATGAAATTAATATGCTTGTCTTCATCGACCTGCAACCGATTCTTAGCAACCTTTTGGATGATGATGTTCGTGCCATCAAGCATCTCGACACGACGATCGATACCGTTAAATTGAACAGTGTTGGTGGTAAAAGTTTTAGAAACTCCATCTGCATTCTTCAATGCTTTGTAGGCATCACTAGACATAAATGCCACAAACTGACCAATGACTTCTGTGTCAGTCATGTACGCTTCAGCATCGTCGAAGCTATCTAAAATATTAGATTTAGTGATTGTTTGTTTGACCGTTTTTCCTTTGTAAATCTTATCAGAAGTATCAAATCCAGCTTCAAGCAAACGAGCAACAGCGGTTTGATCTTTCTCAGGAATCGTAACCAATCGAGTGTGCTCTTCAATGACCGCACCTACTTGATAGGCTGCATTTTCCGATTGATCTAAGCGATCCATGTCGTAGCCCATCCAACGTTCCTTTTCCAATTTTAAAGTTGACTTCTCAACTGAGATATTGTTCCGTTCATTTTCTTTATTTCGCTTATAATCGGCAGCAGTAAATCCTTGCATTTCATTTACACGAACTTCATGAGTCCCCACAAAATCAGCTTCTGTAATATCTTTTGCCCCTTGTGTCAATACTTCCCATACTTGCGACTCAGCTGCAAATTCCTTGTCGATTTTCGCTAAATCCTTACTGTCTAAAATTACTGGCATTTAAACCACTCTCCTAATTATTTTTTGTTCTTGCAATATTCTCTGCTAGATTATCTTTCCAGCTTTTTTCTTTAGGTGGCTCACCACCACCTGTATTACCAGCAGCCACAAACTGCTTTTTCTTTGGCTGTGGTGCAGGATCGCTTGATTGAAACAAATAGCCTTCATCTTTTTTCAGTGAGGCTACTTTATCATCTAATCCCTTGACTCCTTCGTCAGTCATTTCCAATTCATCTGCCTTCAACAAAGCTTTCACAGCTGTAATGTTCTTAGCTCCAGCTTGTGTTAAAGCTAATTCGATCGCAGCGTTCTTACGATCTGCTAGTCTTTCAGCGGTTACGGTTTCTAACTGATTTTTATAGTCATCAATTTGTTTTTGCAGATCTTCATTTCCACTGTTTGATGCTTTCAACTGCTCAACAAGCGCATTTGCGGCGGTTAAATCTTCGTTTGCAGTTTTTAGCTTTTGAGACTTATCGTTAAAATCAGCTTTAGGCACAGCATTTTTCGGAAATTCTGATTTTATTTCTTTTGTCGCTCCGTCTAGATCAAACTTCCCATCCTCTCCGACGTGTTTTGATAAAATTTCTTTGATCCATTCCATGATTCATTCTCCGTTCCTTTTTATTCTGGTTGGTACCAGTTTAGAGTGTGAGTTATACCGCTCACTCGGTAGATGAACAGTTTAATGTCATATTCAGGACAAAATAAAAGCCTAGCAAGCTAGACTAAACAAACCAAAATCCTCAAACTTCAAAGCAAGACCAATTTCATAAAATGTTAGTAAGATTTCAGATAAGCTCAATTTGCTTTAATCCTCCACCATACTTTCTCCTTCTATGAATACACTTGCTCTTTCGAATAATCCCGACGTAACAATTGATCATGCTCATTGATAAAAGTACGCAGTGCTGCTTGACGTCGTCTGACCAGTTGTTTGAAGTGCAGAACATCTTCTTTGTTGTCCATTGTCGTTGCTCCGTTCAACTGCCGCTTGGCACGACGAATAGCGACTTCCATGCGTCGTTGCTTGGCAACCAAGTCTGCATTGTCAATCGCTTGCTTTGGATCATACTGCTTCATGTGAATATCAAGATCCGGATCATAGATTTGGATGTACAATCGATGTCGACAATTAATACCTTGGGTTCCGTCAGGCTCACCGTATCCATGATCATAGATCGATGGAATGTGCCGTAATTCTTCCGGCGCATCCTCTTTACGGACAAGCAATACCCATCCGCCTTGGATATGGGCACAGTGTGGTCGTGCAGCCATATGGCTACTCATAATTGCTGTGACAATGCCATGCTCTAACCCTCGCTTAAGTCGTAGATCCTGATAAACATGGTGAGTTGTTGTTTTCAAAACCATCCGTACGTAGCGCTCAAGGCTCCATTCACGCCCTGCCTTGTCGACAAAGGTCGTCATCACCCCTTTTTCCACCATCGCATAGATCGACTCTCTAAGTGCCTGTTGTGGCGTTTTTGTGCCTCCGATGATTTTGGCCACAGTATCGTTTAAAACTTGTTGATACATCTTAGCCAGTGGATTATTCGGATAATTAGTGTCGATCAGCGTTTGATTGATATGATTGTCGAGATCTCGCCATTGCTGATTAAGATACGACTCCATCACATTGTCAATCTCAGTTCGTGATGGCGGTTCTTTTCCAGTTTGTTGAGATAAGTTTTTGTCAAGATCTGAAATGACTTCAAACCCCATATCCACGATGATTTTACGTAGCTGATCATAAGAATACTGACTTGTTTCATTGACCAATCGCTGCAAAGATTGTTGATTCAATAAATTTAATTGATGCATCTTTTCAATTTTCCAATGAAAAGCGTTGTCCTCATTCAAAGGCGTTCGAGTTGGCATTTTCAAATGCTTAACAAGCATCCTCATGATCTCATCTTCCATCGCCATATAAGCATCTTGAATGTAAGAAGCCTCAATATCTAACTGGTTAGGTGTAATGGCCATTCAATCACTCCTCGAAGTCTTCGTATCCAGAATCTCGTATTTTACCAGTAGTCTCATCAACTACATCTAATTGCGCTTGTCGGTAAAGATCTTTTGCCTTACTTTCAGGCAACTTCATTATTTTGGCTAAAGTTAACCATCCGGGAATCAGCCCATCATTTTTCAGTTCACGATAATAATCAGATTCTGACTTTTTATCTAAGAATATGCCATCATCAAAGTTCACACCTATCTCTTCACGATTTGGAGATTCACCACTAAATAGTGGTTTCCCATCAACTTCTGTGGCTCGACCTAGCTCACACAGCGCTAGCACAACATCCCGAATGAATTCCTCTAATTCGGTTGTTTGTTGGTTCCTTGACTGATACGTTTGCGAGTTCTCGCTGATTACCTCAGTTGCCGTCTTATTCGTAGTACGTACCCCGGCACCATCGAAAACGAACGTACCAGTCGACAGCCCCACTTCCATTTCTAGAAGTCGCAAGCGATGATTAATTGCTCCGATGTATTGTTCTGTTCGAATATCATGAGTTAAATCAGTAATTTTAAATTCATCAGGGTTCGTACCAGGAACAATGACATAGAAGTCATCATCTTTATCAAAGGTTAATTTCGTTTCGCCTGTTCCCTTGTCAGGAATTCCACTTAGCATAGATTCAGGAAAGGCCGCTCTTCTCTTTCCCACGTCAATTTCATGATCGAACGCATCAAGTGCTTTATTTAATCGATCAAGTGTTCGTTTACAGTTATCGTACACACCAACACCAAGTGGTGAGTATGGGTTGATATTGTTAAAACCTGCTGTCTTAAAATAAGAGAAGATTGGACGTTCAATTTCTTCACCATGAACAGCCGCCTCAAACTCTTCGTACTGCTTTAATGTGTTTAAAGATACTTGCATCCCCAACACATTAGATTTTTCACTTTCGTATAGTTCCATAGAGACCCAATACTCACCATCGATCCACTCATGGAATTCTAACAAGGTATAATAGAACGTTTTGTTCCCTTGGGTTTTGATCGTTTTAAATGCCATTGCACACTGACTGATCTTATTTGTACTGCTTTCCAATGGAAAGAAGGCATCCGGGAGCGCCCATGAAAATTCCACTTGTCCTGATTGATCATTGAAATAAGGTCGCACAACTAAGCCACCAAGAGCCATTGCTGGTTCAAGATACTTACTGAGATTACGCTTGAAGTCATTATGTTGAAACACAGACTCTATCCAAGCGCTAGCTTCATCATATTTTTTTGATTTATCGTCTTTTCCGATCGTGATTTCTGCCTGTTCATTGAACATTACCTTCGCATACTCAGAAGCAACCTTGCGGGCCATATTGATATTCGCCTTTGCTCTCTGATCAGAATTACAATGCGTGTACCCTTAGTAATAAAGCAAGCTGTTTTGAATACGATCATATTCTTCACGACTCATTTGAATCTTTGGATGATCTAAAATACTTTGTAGCTCTTTTTTCGCTCCTATCGCAACCGCCCCCTTTCCAAAAACTCTTTTTATTGCTTGCCAAAATGACACCTGATCACCTCCTGCTAAAGAACATAGCGTTTCGTAAAATAATTAATCGCATAACGACATTCGTCTAATGCATGGTTGTTTTTATCCACTGGGTAGCCAGAATCATTCCGAACGTACATTCCTAATTCTTTGATGAAATGATAGTGACCATACTTGCCATCATGATCGTAAAGAAAAAAGCGTCCTTTTGAAAAGGCGCTTTGCATACGTTCGATACCTATTTCAATTTTAGTGCCATTGCTGGTTACTTTGTCTTTTGAGTTGTTGTCTGCTTTTGTTGTGACGATTCCTAACACACGTAATTCCTCACTCAATGACTTACAGGCTGGATCGACAAAGAATTTTGAATGCTTAGGCAGCCATGACCACTCTTTATAACACCATTCTTTAAACTGCTTAATTTCCTTGGCATACTCACTCATCGCTTTTGTGACACCCGTGTCGGCACCACTATGGTAGAAGTTAGCCATTCGATAGAGATAATATTTTCCGTCTTTCCATGTAACGAGATTTAAGGAACAGGTAGTTGCATCACTTTGTCCGCCGTCTGCACTAAAGAATGCTTCTACAGGCTTGCCGATGATTCCCTTCGACAGATGAGTATCTTCGTTAAACATTGAATAGATCACACCTTCAGGCATCACACGATCACCTAGCCAATCTCGTTTGTAAAGATACTCGGAGACTTTACATTCCGCTTCCCATTCTTTCAAAGCTTGTTTCGTTAAAATAGGATTATCTTGTGGTCGCCAATGACGAAACTTAAAAGACCCAGTTTCTATAAAAGGTTTAAGAGTTTCTAGGTTCGGATGATTTGGTGCTGGCGGATTCTGTTCAGCGAGATGATAACGAAAACTAGAAGCTTTAGTCCGACGAAAAGCCTCCTCTATGACCGCTTTGTTAAGCAGATTGAATTCCAAAAAAGTGACAGTTCCAAATGACATCCCAGTGATAGCGCCGACAGCATTTACTTTTCCGCCGCCTTTATAATAGATCCGCTTTTCTCCCTCTGGTAGATTGATCCATAAATGATCTCCATGCTCATCGTGTCGAATTTCAGCACAGCTGGCAAAGATATGTTCCAGTCCGAACCCTTCACAATCCATAAACATTCTGTAGGCTTGTTCTTGGTTATAAGCAAGAACAAGATGATTCGTATCGGGATGTCCTGCGTATATTAACGCCATCTTTTGAGCATCTGACATCGTCTTACCAGAACGAATCGTTCCCTCGTTCATCTCCATCCGAATTCCTTTGAGTGGTTGAAAAATATTCTCTTTTTGTTTAGTCGATAGTTTCATCTATAAGTTCCTCTCGATCTTTTTCAATTGGACCAATTAGTGCTTGCCCGATATCGATAAGGCCCTTTACTTTATTTTGTTCACCTTGTTTCAGAATAAGTTTAGAGACTTTATGTTCGAGAATATCCGCTTCAAAGGCTAGCTTTCGTTTCTGCTCTTCCATTAATACAACTTTTCCTCCTAATAGGGATAATTCATTTAGTTGTTTAATCGATTTTGTCAACTGGTTACTAATCCGAGTTAGTGAATCTTCAATTGAAAGAATATCATCAATTTTACGGTATACTTTTCTACTTACTTGGATATCTTGCATTGCTTCACGTTTAATTTCTAGCTTTTTACCATCTTTTTCTATGGGACTTTTTATTTTTCTTAGCTGTTGCAGCCGCTCAACTTCTTCCTCATTTAACCCTTCTTCGGCTTTTTTGATTCTTTTCATCATTCGTAGCTGTCGAATCTTCAGTAGCCGTATTTCTTCAGATAAAACAAAAGAAGGATCATCATCCAAACTTGAATAGATGTCCTTCTCATCATCACTTAACGTATCAAAGAATATTGTTTCATATTCGCCAGTTTTTAAAGCGTTCTTATTGCCTGATGGCGGCGATGCTCTGCTATTCCCTTTATTCCCTTTAGCATTCTGATTACCAAAAGGAGCGCCTCCTTGATTGGTAACGTTACTTTTGCCAATGGTAACATTACCTTTCAATTCAGCGCTCCATTTATCTATTGATTTCCATTTTCTAATTTGAGAAGCTGAAACATTTAGTTCATCTGCAATTTCCTTTAATTGCTTTTCTCCGTTGGACTCTAACCAAATCCTTTTGGCTTCATCACGTCTTGGATCACGTTTTCTTGCCATTCATTATACACCACCTCGCAATCATCTTAGGTTGAGTTTTGTTTTGATATTTAAAATTAATCTATAGATAACGTTCTGTATTTATTCATCTTCTTATCATAACTATCCTCAAGATAACTAATTTGTTTTATTTGTTCATTATTGAAGATACCCGTATTTTCATTAACTACTGTATCTTTAAACTCATATGCCTTGCTTAATTCGTCTATTTTTTTTATTAAACTTAGGGAAAATTCTACTACTCTAATCATTTCAAATTGCATACTTCCGTTTATAAAAACTAATTCTTTTTCCTTCAAATATATTAAACGTTTCATACTTTTACACATCATTTTATTTAATTCATTTAAATCTCTGTTTCTTTTAGCACATTCAAATATTGGAACTATATAAAGTTTTTTTATCATTTTTTGAAATTTAAATACTTTACATTTTTGATAAACGATCCTAACTAAACCAGGTATAGTACCTATAATCACTGTGGAATAAACTATTATCATATCTCTAGAAACAAAAAACTGTATTACATTACTCATCGTACTTTTCCTCCAGACTGTTTAATCACAGTATATCAAGAAAAAATTATATTCTTCAAACTCTTTCAATATCATAATGGTTTTCTTCTATTTATCATATTAATCCTTTCCTAGAGTAAGTTCGATCTCAGATCATAATCAATAGGTTTCAAATCCATCACCTTCATTACTTCGATTTGTATTCTAACACTTCAAATTCTTGACTATATTTTCATGAATATGTGGCTCTTTAAAATCTCCACATCCGCAGTAGCAAAAGTTATTTCTATCAATCTCTTTAGGAGTAGCTTCTCTAGTCATTTCAACGATGGAATAGTCCTTTTTTATCTGGACTGATTGGACGACCCTACCTGGATCATCCACACTCGGATATGGATAATCATTAGACAATGATTGCTTGTTGTTCGTTAAATCCTTCCATAACAAGTTGGTTATAGAAATATTTAGCGTGCTTTGCGACTAGCGCTAATCCTTTTTACGCTTCATAAAATGTTGCCTCTGCAGTTTGATTTGATTCATTTAATTTAAATAACTCACTTAATTGTTTTTTATTCATTTGTTTACCCTCCCTTTAAAATAAAAAAAAGACCACTCAACGAGTGATCTAATATATAATAAAGAAGCCACCGAATCACGATGGCTACATAGTTTATTCTTCATTTACTCTTTTAATTATCTCAGATAAGCGAGGAATCAGTGATGGCCCTGGACATTCTGTCGATGATGGAGAGTTTCCTTCGGCACACTGGTGACCTACGATCTTCATTTTTCTACCATACCGCTTATTAATATCTTTAATTAGTTTAACTAATGAGTCTACCGTCTTGTCACTTACTTTCCAATCTGGTGCTGTTGAAATATTACAATTCTCAATACCTATAGAGTAAGAATTTGCTTTTCCAGCGTGCCATGCTCTTTTTTCTTCTCCGACATATGCTCTGATTTCTCCGTCCGGTCCTATACCATAATGAGCTGATGCTTCTCGCTCACGCCAAACTTCAGGTACACCATCATAATTAGTCATAGCCATATGATGAATAACAACTGTTGTAATCTCAGTGTCATTTCGACTATTCCATCTTTCTTCGCCATCGTTAGCAAACTCTTCAAATTGATAAGGTGTAGCAAGTGGACTAATAATCGTTGTCATAAATCTATCCTCCTTGATCTTTTTGTAAGCACTTACATAATTAGTATAAAAGTTATTTACTTTAAATTTCCATCGAACAGACTATCAAAAATGTCACATTTATTATTTTGCTGTGAGATATTAGTAGAAATTTAAGAAAGTTTAATTTACATTATTGATTCTCGTATTATTTCACTATTCGAATACTATTTTTTATCTATAATATTTGAACTACTCTAGTTGGATTATCTTCATTTGGCTATGAATATCTATTGATTAGTTATTAGTATCAGGAGTTTCTCATTATGTAACTAAGTTGGCGAAGTGTTGCTGTTTTTCTTATGAGTGTCAATAATGATTTCACTAGCTATTAATGTCCGTTTTTTGTAATTTTTTTACTATAATCATTTACTTATACTAGCAGAAACTAGTATATGCTTTTTTGATATAATTTGATTTTTGGCCTGTGACACATCTTGGATTAGCGTGTAATCTACCTCTAAAATATTTACCTAGTTTTCATAATTTCCTCCTAAGATAATGGTAGAAAGACTTTGTAGCATCCAAGTTTATCTCATACATTCTAAGTGACAGACTTGTGTAAACAGTCCTCCCTAGACAATACACTTTGATCAAATGTTGTAAAAAAATGTAGCTTGTATTGCTTACGAGTCTTTACCTTGTCCCTTCTAATCATTCATCTGATTTAACTTTTTCATGACTTTTTATCCTTTCGCTGTATAATAGAGTAAAAAAGAGAGGTAAGTAAAATGCCTTACTATGTGATCAAAAAGAAAAAGTTAAAAATATCGAATAATCGATTCGTCATTCACGAATGCACTTGCCATCGTATTAAACAAAAAGATGAAATCACTGCTATCGGGTATCATACAGAACATAATGATGCTCTTCTCTCTATTAGCTTAAAAAGACCCTCAGACGAATTTTTATTTTGTAGCTTTTGTTGCAAAACTCGAATTATAAGTAAATAGGCCCTACAATCTGCCAGATTTGATACCGGCAAATTTTTTTCTCAAAACAAAAAGCTATCCTTTATAGGACAGCTTCTCTAATATCTTTTAACTTAACTACAGCTACCTTATTGCTGTCGTCCACTAACTCGACGACTGCTGTTCTTTCTAAAATATTACGAATTTTGATTTTATAAAGTTCTTTTTCTCCGACTACTTTAGCCATGTAGATGCCATCTTTTTTCAATTCACTAGTTTCTAACATAAATCGTTTCACCTCTGAGAAGATTTTCCATACAGAATAAACAATTTTTGATAATTAGTAAAGCATATTCATATTGTAGATATAAACAAATCCAACAACCTTACACAAGCCTGACAACCGCTTCTCTTCCCTACCACAGCCTCAGTTGCTATTGTTATGAGTCAGATACTTATTACACTGACCGGTGTTAAATAAGTCCTCCCAAAGTCGCTGGAGTGGGATTGCACCACACACAAGAACTTACTAAGTTCTCACGAGGTTATTCACCATTGACTGTTGCGTCTCCTAATTCCGCCACAGCGACATAATAAGAATAGACAGCAACATAAGAACTATCTGTAGTAGCTGAACCCCACATCCTTTAGTTTATTTGCTGCTGTCTATCGAAGCTTAATTGTGGAACAATAACAAACGATGTTTCTATTTTTTTAATTTGTCGAAGTCCTGTTTCCTAATCTATCGACAATATCATATTAACACGCTTTTTCGTCCAAAAACCCTACAATATCCCTACAAAAACCCTACAAAAATTACCGATACTTGATTAATGAACCTTTTTTATATGCTTCGGCAAATTCTATCAATGCATTGGATTTTAGCTTTTCTACGTTTTTCTCTCCATACCCCTGTATTAGTTGACCTATTTCATAATTGGAATGCTTATTAACATCACAGAAACTATAATAAAGTATTTGACGACTGATAAGACTCAAACTCATCAAGGCTACTAAAATCGCATCTCTTTCTGCTTCTAGGTCCATCATTTGAATAAGCGCATCTTCTGTTTTGTTGCCGTGTTTTGGTGAACTAGGCATGTCAGTTATAATCGGCGACTTAATATCTATCAATGAACGACCTGCCAGCCGTTCCAACCGTCGGAAGTTTTTCAACACATCTCTCGCATTACATCTTGTCTGCCTAAAGTCTACATCTCTTAGTAATTGCATTAAGTCAAACCGCTCCTTTTTATGATATAATAGACTTGTGGGATTTATTAGATCAGTCGGAGCGATCCGGCTTTTTTTTATTACTTTTTTACAGTAGATAATAATTTTACTTCCCAGGAACCATCTGACTGTATCTCTACAATGTAATTATCTCCATCTTTAGGTACTTGAATTGTTCTTTGCCCCTTGTAGGATGCTTGATTCTTAGAGACTGTTGCCACAACGGTGCCATCATTATCCAAAATTTTTATTGAAAAACGTTGACCTTTTGAAAAATCAACCGATAAAACCATGATTCCTTTTTTTAAAGTTAATTGAGAGTATACAGCATCTCCTGTGCCTGCTTGACTCAGTCCTTCCTGTTGTTGTTTTTCTAAAGTATCCGATGATTGGATGCTTTCACCTACACCATAATTATCATCTCTAGCAGACTGAGGACTATTCACCTCAATTTTACAAGCCGTTAGTACTAAAAGAATGAGTAACATCAACAAGCCTATCTTGATAAAAAACTTCATTTTCTCACATCCTTACGATTACACAACCTGCCAAAATAATTACTAATATGGCCAAAAGCAAACCTATTTTAATTTTTTTCATGCCTTTATCCTCCTCTATCAGATTTTCACATGGTATAATTTCCGTGTAATGAGTGAACTTTATTCATTACAACCATATACATGTTGAGCTATCTGGCGGAAAACAGATGGCTCATTATTTCAATATTCTGCTAAGGACAGCCAGTGGTCGGCTGTCTTTTTTATATTTTAATGAGAAGCCTTACTTATTTTTTTATCTTTATTACGAAAAATGATATTATCTATTGATAATAAAGCGTATAGGAGATGGTTGAGTGACTATGTGGAGCATGCTGTTATTTTGGATTCCCGTTTGTATTGGTGTTGTCGCGCTTTGTTACTTTGTCAAACACTCTAGAACAAATAAGCTCCTCATGTTATCTTTTTTACCTATAGTATTTTTTATTGTACAAATTGTTAAACATACCTATATTGAATCGCAAGAAATATTCATTTTTTATGTGGTAGGTTTATTTATCTCTGTGGTCTTTTTCATAATGATACTTTCCTATTTTTATAGAAAATAAATTTTTCTCTTAGAAGTACATTCTTTCGCTGTTTATATAGTCTTCATATCCACTAATCGAGCAACTGCAATATTCGCTTTGCTCTTTGCCAGTCCTCTATAAAATTAGTTACTTCCTCAAATTTCATGGTTGATCCGTTTTTATTCCATATGATTAAACTTTTATCTTTTTCCATTCCTACTCCTCCTGTTCCGAATACTGTTTTAAATACTCACTTACCAATTCTATTTTTTGTTGATTGTTTAAACTTTGGTAAGCTGCTTCCAAACAACTTAATGGTAAATCAGGAAAATACTTACTTGGTGTGCCATTCAAAAACAAGTCGGATATCGACTCTAGCGGATCATTCGTTTCACATTCATTTTCTTTCATCCACTCCAACACGACTTTCTGGTTGTCGTTGAGTTTTTGAGTAACTAAATCTAATTCGTCTTCATACAGGTAGTGTATAGATTTTTTGCTAACATCTACCCTATAAAAACTTTCTTTTCCATCCATCATAACTTCTCGGATGATGCCTTCGTCGCCTTTGTAAAAAACATTATCTCCAACTTTAAGCTCGCTCATCCTTCTACCTCCTCATACATTTTTTCAAATGCATCTGGTTTATATATATGGAAGTTTCCAAATTCATCTTTTACAATGTAATCTCTATTAGTAAGTTGTTTTATTCCATCGTCTGTGGAAACACAAGGTATTCTTTCGCTTCTATTTTTTTCACGCCAAGTTTCATCAATAAAATTACGTTCGCCACTAAAACCACCGATGAAATCATGACACTCTTTCCAATTTTTCGAATAACTAGAGTTGAACTGCACTGCTTCTACAATTGCTGGTCTCTTTTTATATTCCATGTTTCTCCGCCACCTCTTCCACCGGCACAGCAAACGACCAATATCTTTCATCAATTGCTTTGATTTCTGATTCAGTGAACTTCATATCGTCGAAATCATTATTATCGGCTAGTTCAACTTCATCACCACTCTTCATTAAATAAGCCCCTTCAATATCTGGAATCATCATTTCTGGTAACACGATTATTTTCGGTAAATAAACATAATACAACGGCTCTTTCTCGACCTCGTAGCCAGATAACCATGCTTGAGCGAATGTTTCTTGATTATCATCGATCCATCTATCCGCTTTACTGTATTCAACCCCATAGAGAATCCATGGCTTAAAAGAGTCTCTTAGACTATCGCCTTTCTTTTTAGCGTATTCTATCCACTCCGCCACAAACTCCGGCACCACTGGCTTCTGCGGTTCATCTAGTGCATTCAGTAACTCCACAGCGTAATCCCTCATACCGATATGTCCAGCTAGAAACTCCTCTGGTCCAATTCCAATAGCAGAACGATCTGATATTTTACGTTTAATTTCCTTGATATTCATAGCTCTTTAACCTCCCAGCTATAATCCCATACTAGTGTTTTATCTAAAGCTTTAATTGCGTTTTCGGCTCTTTTTTTACTGGTGTATCTTTTTGCTTCTTGTTCTGGTCCCGTCACCGGATAGGGTTCACCTTGAAATAAATACTTTGATCCTGAATACCAAGCGTGCTCGTGTGAATATATCCCCCATGCTTTCATTTGTTTTCCTCCTTCATAAAAACCAACCAGTGAGTTTGACTCCTTTTATTTCCAAACAAAGGGCTATATGGTTCAATTGCTTTCAAAACATCTTTGAGCTTTACCTGGTTCTCATTCCACTTGAAAATCAGTGTCCCGGTTGGTTTTAAAACACGTATACACTCGGACATTCCTAGTTTTATATCTTCTGGCCAGTTATCTTTATCTAACTGTCCGTATTGTCCTTTCATAATTGAATTCTGGCCAGCCCATTTTAAATGTGGCGGATCAAATACAACTAAATCATAAACATTATCTTCAAAAGGCATATCTCTAAAATCAGCTACAACATCTGGTTTCACATTTATTTTCTTTCCATGGATCTCGTACTCTTCTTCTCGTATATCCATATACGTTGCAAAACTACAATCTTTATCGAACCAGAACAAACGACTACCACAGCATGCATCTAATATTTTCGGCATTCATTCCACTTCCTTTTAAATGCTTCTCTCTTCTCCGCCTTCTAAATAAATGATCCCAGATTTCTTATTAAGGCTTACGCATCTGATTTCTTGATTAGAACCTCTTTCGTAGCCAGCATCTTGATAACTCTTTTCGTAATAATCCACAGTTGAGACTAAGACTTCCGCTTCTGGGTTAAGTTGTAGAATTGGTATTAATTGTTTTGCTTTCATTTACTGTTCTCCTTCATAAAAACTAACCAATGTGTTTTTGTTCACTTGCTTGAATATATCTGAGTTTCAATCTTATTATTCGTCTCTAAATCTCTAACGTGTTAGCGTTAATTTGTGGGGGATTTAGGGGGTGGCTCATTTGTTTATAACTGCAAAGGTTATCTTTTGGGTGATAGTTATTCTTTTCGTCCTAGTTATTTGTAGATTTGCAAAATGTAATGCTCAATGTTACACAATGTTTCTTTTTGCAAGTCCGATTTTTTATTTTATATCTAAAATCTTTAACTATGGACTTGATCAATCGTTATCTATTTTTATTAGATATTTGATTGGCTTATTTCTCGCAGTTGTTACTTTTATCGCATATCTAATCTATCGCTTTAAAAAGTAACAACTAAACCAGTCTATATGGCTGGTTTCTTACGTCTACTCCTCTAATAGATCACTATTCTCCCAAATATTCCCGATTACCTCTTCTTCACCCGTCCAAGAATAGCCATTATTTAGTCCTGAAAGATACCATGCTGGCATACCACCGATAAACGTCCCGCCATACTCCTCTAACCAAATGACTTCATGAGGACAACCACTAGTACATTTGATAATATCGCCTTGATAAACGTCTACACCGTTCTTATCTTTCAGTTTTGTGGATTGCATGAGTATGGTATCGACTTCAAAGCTGTACCAATCACCTCTACCGTTTTCTATGGATAAATAGCCTATATTATCGCTAAAATCTATTAATTCAACTTCATGCATTGACTTGTTTTTCTTATCCCATGCTCGAAACTTCGGTGTCATTTGCTGTCCTCCATACTCTCAAAAATAACAATAGCCTTTTCTATGCCTTTTCGTTCTTCGCCAGTAGCGCATGCGTATAGATAGCTTCTTAATCGACGAACGGCTTTACTGATCGATATTCGTTTCATTTGCTGCCCTCCTAATCTTTCATCCAAAACATAAACCGTACCAAATCTTCTTGCGTGCCATTTATATAAATGTTTAGTTGTGCTCCAACTGCCACCATTATTCCAATAGACAGTAGAACGACTCCTAGTACTGTGTAATCTCTTTGGTTTTTACTCTTATGATTGATAAAATAGAAACCCACCAATGATAGGATTCCGCCAATTACACACCAAAATATTGTTAATCCGACCATTCTTTTCTACCTCCCAAATCTGCGTCTTTCTCTTTCCACAGCATCGTTCAAGTCAAGATAGATCCCTTTTCCACCTTCTAAAAATTGCGGTTTTAAATAATATGATTTATTTTCAATATCCCATTTGCATATTTTTCCGATTACTGCAATAAAACGTTCACTCTTGATTGTTGGATTCTTTGTCGTCTTGTTATTAGGTCGATAAAATCGTACAGCACCTTTTTCTCCTTTGGTGGTGGGTACAAGCGCAATGATTCGTTCTTTATCATTCAAGTAAAGTAACGCGTATTCGGAATATTTTAAGCATGCTGCTGCAGATTTGCTAAAATTCAAGCCATACTTTGATAGAGTCACGCTAGGTTCTCTTTCTTGGGTACCTAATTCGATTAATTTAAAATTTGATGTTAATTTCATTATTATTCCTCCAAGTATTTGAATGTTCGTTTCTTAACGTCTGTCGTTTCCCTTTTCGCATACGTATATATCGTGCTGGGCTTCAATCCTAGCTCCCGACTAATATCTTCACATAATCCCTGAACTAAGATTTTTCCATCGTGATATACGGCGATTCTTTTCCTTTTTTGATTTCTTTTTATATACTGATTTTTTTCTTTATCTGGAATATTTTGTTCACGCCACTTGGCCCAAACAGAACCACCAACGCCAAGTGCTTCTTTAATAGCTTTGACAGTGTAACCAGTTTTTCGTAGCCTCTTATAATCTTCATAGGTGAATGTTTCAAAATTCATCTTTTGCAAAGGGTGTGAGTCGTCCATCGTGTCATAGTCAATGAAACCTCGTATCACCTGAACCTTCTTAAGCTCTTCGTCTGTTAGATCCTCAACGGATCGACCTCTCATTATCTGCATCATCTTTTTTCGATATAAACGTTTTTCTTGCTTAGATAAACTCATTTGATCCTCCTTCGATTGTGCATACCTCTTCAAACTGTCTGGTAATACGCTCAAGCGCCTTTTTATACTCGATAATACTTTTTATCACGTGACCTTCTCTCAGCACGTAGTCACGCTGTATGGCTCTTAAACACATAGTCAGTGTTTGATAGTAACCAATAAAGGAAGTCGATTCTTCCTGCTCGCCTTTAGCATTTTCGGTATATTGGATCTTTCCATACTCATCACGTACGGCACGTGAGAGAACGATATTTTTGCAATCACTTGTAATTGCGATCCGATAGTCCTCTATTCGCATGTCTAACATTCATCCTGTGCCTCCTTTAATATTTTTAGTACATGTGCTAGTGCGCTCTCACGTCCTGTATGAAACGCGTTGAGCCATTCATCGTCATAAGCTAAACTTCGTCTTAACTCTTCGACACGCATCATTTCAAGTTGTGCAATAAATTGGTTAACAGTCATCTTCTTTCTCCTCTTGAGCTTTCTGTGCCAAATATGCTTCGAAACGTGCATCGATTTCTTCTTTTTGTTGTGGATCAAGTTCTTTTTCTTCTTGCGATTTATTTGCCCATTCTGGCAATTTCTCACGACGGACATTTTTTTGATAATTCCGACTTATAGACTTTACTTGCTGACTTTTTCGCATTTCTTCTTCTCCCTCAATGGCAGATTTACTAAATAGTCGTTTATTAAAACGATTCTTAAGGATTCCTTCTAGATAATTCCATCGACGATTATTATTTTCAATTGCTGTATTTACACCATGGATCATCCAAGCATCTGCTTGCTCAATGGTTAGGCCTGCTTCTTCCAAGTCTTTTAACCAAAAATTGATATTATCCCCCATAGTATTCCCATAAGGACTACCAAACCCATTTTTTTCAATATACGAATATATTTGAATCGAATACTGTTTTAATTCAGGAGCATCTTGTTTTTCTTTGTCTTTCTCTAACTCTTTCTCTAACTCTTTCTCTAACTCTTTCTCTAACTCTGGGCGACCTTTTCCAGACAACTTCTGGACATTGTCCTCCCTTGCTCTTTGAACTCGTTTTTGTCTTGCATATTCTGTTTCTGAACCTACTAATTCGCTTAGTTGGTTGAGATATATCTCTCCACTATCTAATATTTTTATTAATCCAATTTTATTGAATAGATCCATAGCGACTTTCACTGTGTCTGCATTTGAACTTGTCAATCTTGCCAAGGATTCAGGATCGTAGGGAATCATTAAATTTCCTACATTTCTAACTAATAGACCTTCTGTTTTTAAAGATTTGAGACAGAGTTTTAGATAAAACAAGCAATATTCCTTACCGTTAGGTTGTTCTTCTAACCATTCGATAGTATCTTCTTCAAAAAAATCTTCTTTTAATTTGAGCCAGTAATAACGTTTCTTTTGTTTATCTGACAATTCAATACCACCTTTTTCTTATCCGCCGATATTCAATTTCTTGATTGTTTCTTGATTCAACTTAATCCCTTTGATTTGATACTTGTTCTTAAAATTAGTGACACCGATTTGATGTTTTTCTGTGTGGTGTATTCTGCAAAGTCCTGCGTAAGTGTATTCTGAATGATCAATTTTCTTACGTTTTTGTCTACCCAACGCTTTATCGAAATGATCAATGTCAGCTCCTGTTCTTCCACAGATACAACAGACTCTTTTCGTAATACACTTGTAGAAGTAGTATTCTTGATTCGCTGGTAAGATTTCATATCCTTCTTTAAAAGGAATATGATGTTCAAAGATGAAATCTAAGATGATATTTGCTAGGATGTTTACATCGCTCACAGTTGTATTCGATTCGTCTTTGAGGCTTATTTTCCGCCCTGTGACACCTTCAAAACGAAAGTAGAAGAATTCCTTCCAGAAATCTGTTGGCGTGCCTGTATCGATGAATATATCCCCTATGAGCGCATAAATGAAGTTTCTTTGCTGGGCTGTGAAGCGACGTGGATCGATAAAACGCACTTCAATGATCCGATCACCTTCATAGCCTTCGTACATTGTTCTTAAACGTTCGATGTTTACTTCTTCGTTGATTGTTGCGCCAATGTAGTTGCCCCTAAAATTCTTTAGTACTGCAGAATATGAATCGATTAATGGTTTGAACACTCATATCACTTCTCTTTACTTCTTCTTTGTATTGGTCTTCTAACCAGTTAACACCTCGTTTCAGAACACCTAGATCACGTTTAGTCCATTTGCTATCATCCGCTGTAATAGAAGCCGCATCAGTCAACGCAACAATTGCTTCATCAATTGTTTTTTCATACTTATTAGCAATAAGCTGTAAAGCATCCAAAAATAGTTTTTTACTTCGCTGACTCGCAGTTTCTAGCATTGAAACATCCTCTGGCATATCTTCACCGGCAAAGATATATAAACCAAGACCGAACATTGCGAGGTTTTTTACTAGACAACGCATGATTGTCTTGTTGATATCGAACATAGTTGCCGCTTCAACTCTCTTTTTAACTTTTCCAACAATTTCTTTTTTCTTCGTTTCGTTATTCCATTGATAGTCATTAACTTCATAGGTGTACGGCTCATCTTTCATTGCCTTGTTTGCTCCGTCCATCACTGGCAGCCACATATCACGCTTTACTCCAGTGACTGTGATACTGGTAAAGACCATGTACCCTGTTTTCTCATCAAAAAGATAAGGGCGATTTGTTTCTGGATCACGATAGATTTCGTAGTCTACCTCTTCACAGATCTTACTGACTTCTGCCCACGCCCATGCCCAAGATAGATAAGTCAGTTTATTTCTTTTTTCGACCACATCATTGACGGTTATCTTGTATAGGCTATTGAATAATTTGTTATCGGTGCGTTGCGTTCCTTCACTCATCGAATTCTTCCTCCATTTCAGCAATGTATTTTTTCCCTTGTCCGTAGTATGAGATATCGATCAAATTTCCCCTCTCGTACTCTTCAAGCGCATCAATCAAGCCATCTTCGATGACGTAGATATATTCTGGTTTATTTGAATGTTTTGATAGATGGATAAGATAGACATGGTCATAGATACTCACAAAATTCCCCAGATCATCTTGATCACATGCTAGTTCTTCATCCGTCAAAAGATTTCGATATTCATTTTTCCCCAATCAGGGTCAGTCAAATATTGATCTAGAGTGGAAAGTTCTTTTTCCATGTGTTAACATCTCCTTAGATGTGTTTTCTTTAGTGACTCTATGCTTGCAGGCGGAGTCACTTTTTTTGTATTTTTTCTCCACACTTTGAACAATACGGTCCATCCCATGGATGACACTGTTGTAGTAAATTATTGTTAAAACGTAATGTATAGCGACAATCCGGACAATAAAAAACATGTCTGTAAAATAGATACTCTTTTATTTTTTGTCTTAATTTCATTTAATTTCCTGCCATTTCTTTTGTTTATTGATCACCTGTTGACTTAAGAAAGTTGACTTATTGTCACGCCACCATCTATCAGCAATCACCTTTCCTTTTTTCAAAGCTTCTTTTCGTTTCATATGTTCTCCTTTCCTTGGAATCTAATAGGTTCATCAAAACCATTAAACTTGCGAAAATACTCCCTCCCACTACGCTGTAGTGTGCTACTAGTACGAGTAAACCTAAAATGACTCCGATAAAAAGCGTGTCTGTCTTTTTCATAGTCTTATCTCCCTATTTTTAATTTCTAACTTGCGTAAATCTTCAAGCTCATTCGCAATCAGCTCTGCTTGTCTATCTGAAAGCTCATCGGCTTTTCTGAGTGCTGCACGATCATCCTGTAATTCTTTTCTACGTAGCCTTATAAGATTGAGAATTTGGTGTTCTTGTTGTACTGTGTATGCCATCAAATTACCTCCTATATATCCGTATTCAGTGTCGAAAATTCGCAATTCTATCTACGACATCAAATTTGATTCCTCCTCATCCCTGCTTGTGCAGGTTCTCGTTATTGTTGTGCCTATGAGATTCTTCTTTTTGGTATAATTTAATTATCAGCACTGCAATGCTGAAATAATCGAAAGGAGAATACTAATTGAAAAAATATATAATAAGCTTTCGTTATCTTGAAGTCGCTGACCCAGAGCTAGCTATCAAGATTCGCGCAAAGATTGAGTCTTTGTCACCCGATACATGGATTCACGTTTTGGAAAATCAATTGTTAGTTCAATCTGAAAAAAATATTGAAGAAATATACTCGTATCTATCATCAGAGCTAAAAAATGTACGACTTTCAATTGCACAATTTGATAAGATTTTCATAAACGATGGTTTTATGAGTGAACTTGAATCCCGTAACTACTAGAATCTCGCTCGCCTAACATAATCTTCGTACAGAGCGATGTATTCTTTTTTTGAAATTGGCGGCCTTTCAAAAGTCATTCCTGAAAAAATAGATGACTGTTCATCAGAATCTGTTACTTTTTCAACATTCAATTCATAATGCTCCTTACTGCCTCTAATAGTAGGGAGCGTTTTTACTATTTCTTCTGCAAACTCTAGCTTTTCAACTAATTCCTTTGCATCTTTCAATTGCTCTATGGTTAATTGGATTTTTTCACTAGTTAGGCAAACAACAGCATCATCCTCGTTTATGACAGTTGAACCCAAATCTCTTGCAGCATTTAGAAACATCTCAGCGCCTTCCATCATCGTTTCCCACACTTGCCATTTTTTCTCTAATTTTTTATTGATTTTCATTCTGTTACCTCCTATGCGAGTTGTTTTTGTACGATTAAAGGAAGTATTCCGTTATCCTTCAAAAGTTGATAGATAAAAATATGACCTTGTTGTGTCCACTTAGTACTAGGTTTCAAATTCTCGCTACCTTGTACTGGGATCATCTCGGTATGTGTGTAGCCCTTGTCTTGGTGTTTGCGATAAAGTAACCAAGCATTACCTTGACGGTACTGAACACCTAAATCATGCAATAGATTGTTCATCTTGGTTGCGTTCATGCCGTAATTTTTAGCTATGATACTGATTGTCATAAGGCTTTTGTTTTTTAAAATGTTGTCATAGTACTCCGCTTTGGGTTGTAACTCATTTACCCGTTGTTCAGCAACTAATCGTAAAGCACGTTCCTCTTTAAGTTTGGTTGCTACTCCGATAAGTAAATCTGGGTTATTTAGCAACTCATCTGTTGCATAAATACCGTGTTTACGGATTGCTGGTAGGACTTCGCTTGTCACCCAGCGTTTGAACTTTCTAGCACTTGGCAGCTTGGATTTAAGTATTAAGCTGTATAGCCCTGATTCGTTGATGATCGTCATGTTTTGTTTTCCTCCAAGGGTGTCCCATTTCGTTACCCCCTTGTCTTCTTCATCCACATGATTTAGGATTGCTTTTTGAGTGTTGCTATATCCTAAGACTTCTGCAACGTCTTTACCTACAAAATATGGTTCGTCATTTACTAAGATTGTTCGAACTTCGTTTTGTTCGAAATTAAAAATTTGTGGTTGATTCATTATGTTGCCTCCATTCTCTAATAATCTGGTAAATTATCAAATAATCGTTTTAAAAACGGTCGAATATTCTCGGCATCAAAAATCCATTTACCATCTGTATCTTTTTTAGCTAACTTGTTTTTCCGCACATATGGGTCATCGACAATGTACTCCATTATCCACGCTCGTTTTCGACGAGTAATTTTTTCCATGTCAGCAATAGTTAAAAACTGTGGTCGTAAATAGTGTTGGAACAATTCTTTGAGGTATGAGTCTGCATATTCTTTCCAGTAAGCGTCATCAACCTGAATATCCACCGTCACTGACTGTTTTTGTTGTGGAAACATAAATTACACCCCCTTTACTATTACAATCTGTAAATCGTTGGCAATTATACGTTTGTATTCCTGGGCTTTAGGACCTTTTTGAATACCTTCTACAATTTGCTTGGCGTATGTCGGTGAAGTTCCGATTAATTCTCCAAGGTATTTCCAGGTTTTATCTTGACGTTTCATTTGAATCAGGACCATTTCATGAAAATCTTCAATGACCATAACGTCACCTCATTTCTCATATATTTAAGCTAGGAATATAGCTAGAAATTAAACTAATCGTTGACATTTAACTAATAAATGTATTAGTATATAGGTGTAGCTAAATAAGACTTTAAAAAAAGCCATAAATCAATATTTCTAATTTTGCCGACCTCGAAAATTTGAATTTTATTGGTTCTCTTTAGTTTTGTTTCTAGCTAAATAACTAGCTTATGAATGAAGTATACTAATATTTTCATTAGTTGTCAACTAATAACTAATGAAAATGTTAGTTATATTCTATCTGAGCTTTAAAGGTGATTAAAATGGAAATTTTAGTGGAACGGATTAAGCAGCTCTGCAAGTCTAGAAGTATTAGTGTCTCAGTACTTGAAAACAAAGTAGGCCTCCCGACAAACACGATTTATCAATGGAAAAAAAGAGTACCTGGAACAGATAAGTTAAAAAAAATAGCAGATTATTTCGACACATCAATTGATTACTTACTAGGACGCACAGACAACCCTAATTCGACACAGGAGTGTGTGCCTGACGACTTAGACAAGATGCTCGACAACGCTATGACTTTTGGTGGCAAACCACTGACCGAGATAGACAGAGCGGCAATTCGCGCTTATATAGAAGGTAGACAAAGTTCGAAGTGAGGTGAGTGTATGCAGTTATTAGAAAAGGTACTTGATGAATGTGGCGTAGGTATTGCTTATGTTGAAATGGAATCAGATGGCTGCTATATCGAAGAAGAGCATACTATCTTCGTTAACTGCAGCCTCTCGCAAGAAGACAGAAGAAAAACAATTTATCATGAAATAAAGCATGTTGTAGATCACAAAGAATTTATTGAGCTCTACAAGATATTTTATTTCAGAACTAAAATGGAATATGAAGCTGATCGATTTATGATTGAGAATTTACTCTACGATTTTTTATCTGAATGTCATATCGATCCATATCAAATAAACATTTTTTCATTTATGGACTACTATGAACTAGATTACAATTGCGAATCTACTATCAGAAATCTTATTTTAGAAATGGTAAGAAACGAAGTTGCAGTTTAATTATTATTTTTTTGCCTGAAAAACGAACATACATTCTTGAAAAGGGATTCATTATGTCCGAAAAAAATTTGACTATACCAAACGGTTTTTTACTACAGAATGAAGCAAAATTTAATATTGACATGGATAACTACTTAAATTTAATACTAACAAATGATGTTTTGTCTCAAATAGAAATATCCGAAGGAGATATTGCGTTAGTAAAAAAACAACAGGCTTTCAAGATAAAGAGTTAGCAGTGTTAGAGTCCTAGAATGTCTAAGAAAGGTGTTGATTATCATGGCTAGTATCAAGCAACAAGAAAACGGAAAGTGGCGTTTTCGTATTCGATATAAAGATAACGGAAAATTTAGAGAAGTTTCGAAAAGTGGGTTTAGAACAAAGAGAGATGCACAAGCTGCGGCAAATGAACTTGAAAGACAATATAATAACGGTGTTCAGATTGGAGCTAATAACATATTAATGGCCGACTATTTGGAGGATTGGCTCGAAGTTTACAAAAAACCAAATATCAAACAATCAACTTATCTTAGGTTAGAACGTTCCATAAGACTTCATATATTACCTACGTTTGGAATGATGAGTTTAAAGGAAATAACCCGTACAGATATTGTTAAGTGGGTAAATGACCTAGATACCACAAAACAACAAACAAGAAACACAATTCGATCAAATCTAAATGTGTTACACGATGCATTAGAGACTGCAGTCTATGAACTCAACTATCTTGAAAAAAATGTTGCAAAAAAAATAAACTCCCAACCGCTAAAGAAGAACAGAAATTGAAATTCTATTCTAAAAATGAGCTTGCTCAAATGTTAGAATACTTATCCTCTTATAAATTAGGTAAATACGCTCATTCTATTCAATATTACGTCTTATTCTACCTGTTAGCGAGTACTGGTCTCCGATTAGGCGAAGCTTTGGCGTTAGAGTGGTCAGATATTGACGGAGATAAATTATCAGTAAACAAATCACTATCTTACGATGATCATAACAATTCCATAATTACGCCACCTAAATCAAAAACAAGTATTCGTACGATCAAAATTGATGATCGTCTTGTTCACCTGCTAAAAAAACATAAAATAAACAAGAATGAATGTATTTTGAGGTATCGGTCATACGATAGCCCAATAAATGAATCTATGGTATTTTCAAACGAAAACGGCAACTATTTGCGCCATTCAGTTGTTAGAGAATTTTTCTATAAAACATGTGAACGTGCGAATGTCCCTGTACTTTCCCCTCATGCTTTGCGGCATAGCCATGCAGTTCATTTACTAGAATCCGGGGCAAACATAAAGTATGTCAGTACTCGACTTGGGCACAGCACTATAAGTGTGACTGCTGACATTTATATGCACATTACAGAAAAAATCGAAGATGATTCTTTAAAACTCTACCAAAACTATATGAACGAAAAAGGAGCACTCAAAGAGCACTCCTAA